GGTAACTCTTTTTATTTGCCCTGAAGCTGTGCCTTATGTCCGGTCACGTCCGGTTGCTCTCTGTGCGTGACGCGATGCTCGCCGGGAGTCCCGGCAGCGGCAGCGCGTTCGCGCAATACCTGTTGCCTGTAACGCTTGGCCTTTTCCGCGTGATCGGGGTCGTGCATTTCCAGTTCGGCCAACGTGTTTTCCATGCTCTCGTCACGCATCCGGTCTGGATCGAGGGCGATGGCCTGTGCGACCGGCAGACGCTTGTTTAGCTCTACCTGCCGTGCATTTACTTCGTCGTTGGCCGATTCATTTTTTGCCGCTTGATCGAGGAGGTAGGCTCGCCGGTCACGCATCGGAATCAGTTCGACGGTGACGCACTCGCCCACCTTCTCGGGGTCGATTCTGCCCTTGGCGGGGTCGCCTTCCTCGTACTGCGGACCCTCTTCGTAAGGCTCCTCTTTGTCCTTGTCTTTGTCCTTGCTCTTGTCCTTGGTTGCATCCTTGTCCTTGTCGTGATCCTTCGCTGGTGTGGTCTGTGGGTGGGTGGTTTTATCGAGGGTGTCTGCCGTCATGGGAATGCTCGCTTTCTGCGGAGGCTTTTTGATGAGTTGTGGTTGCCGCATCACCATCGGTCTAACTGGGGTAGTGCGGTTTTTCTTCGGCAAAGGCGTCTTCTTTTTGGGCTTTGCCATGACGGTTTACAAGCTCGCTTCTATGGTCTGTGCGCCACTCGGCAACGAGGGTGCGCCGGTCGTCAGCATGAAAAGCTGAGAGCCGGAGGTTTCGTTATCGGTGGGGAAGTTGACGGCCTTTTGATACTCCTCGTACAGGAGCTTGTAGAGGCGTCGGTTTTCGATGCTTGCCCCGCGAGCGTTGAGCGAGGCCGGTGGCGGCTCCCATACCTTCCCGCAACGCTGGCAAAACACCTGTAGAACGCCATGGGGAAGGATGTTCTTAATCACGGCGTAGTTGGCATCGTTGCCGCGATACATCATCTCGACGCCCTTGCCACCTTTCTTGTGCCAGCAATTCGCTTGGATCGTCGTCTCCCGCTGCATATCTGCTTTGAGAGAGCGTTCCACCGACATTGCCCGGACCTTGCGGAGTTGCGAGTTGGATCGGAGCTTACCGATCTTGAATCGCATCTCCTCAAGATTCAGTTCCTCCATCTCCGTCATCACTGCTTTTCTGTCATCGGCCATATCGAATCCTTTCGGTTTGAGGTGGGGTGGATGAGGGGATGGGAGGCAAGGCCCACCCCCGTCCATTCGTTAGGCGATGGCCGAAACCGCATCGATGTACCGAATGCGAGCAACGGGGTCCGGTGGCAAAGTGCAAACGTACATGGCGTTGTAGCTGGCGAAACCACCGATCATGCGGGACGGATCGTAGCCCGTAGGCTCGGTAAGCCGACGAATCCAGACGCTCAAATTGCGCCAGTCACCGTTACCTATTTCGGTATGGTCCTTCGCGCCGAAGCTCACGCCGATGATGCCGTCGCGTCCCACCACATAGGTGCGGAGCGCGGTGCCGGTGCCGCCGTCGTAGTTCGGGGTTTTGTGAACGAAGGTCGATTGGAAGAAGCTCACGCCACCCCAATCGATGACAGCCAGCGCGTCACCATCCGGGGCCGGTAGCTCGCGCAACATCTCGATACCCTGAGCGGTGCGTTTCACCACGTCCACCAGTGAGTTGTTCGTCTTGTCCGTCATAATGTCGCCAGCCGTGAACGGGTGCATAATCCCGAAGTAACGACCGTCCTGTAAGGGAAGGGCATTGACTCCGGCGAGCGACTGTGCGGCGGCGGTGACGTCGGTGATATCGAGCGGGGTGGTTGCGTCCTTCGACAACACATCTACCAGCGGGTCCACCAACGCGGCTGCATCTGCGGTATTCTGGATGAGCATGTTGATGATCTGTGCCAGCCGATACGACATCTGCACACCCAGCGCCTCTAACGTGGGATCGATTGCAGTCCCAAGCGCGTAGTCTGAGATGTTCATATAATCGGCGTACTGACCCATCGTGGCGCTGTTCTGTACCACAATGGCAGTGAGGCCCGTCTGAATCGTGCCCTCTGGCGCGGTCGTCAGCGGTGGGGCCGCTAAATTTTGGTACATGAAAAGTGCGAGCTTATTGCCCGAACTCTCATCGAGCATCCTGCGTGAAGTGAGCCGAACCCAAGGCGTATTCCCCTTAAGATTTTCGACGAAAACTTTGTCATACGAGGTAATCGTTGACTGTGGCAAATTGGTCGTTAGGTTGGACGCCGGAGAGACGCCTACACCCAACACGCCATGGGCATGAACTCTGCCCACGTTCCCGGTATAGAGAAAGAACTGTCCACCAAAAGCACAGATGAACTCTATGGCCGGAACGACATATTTCGAGAAAAACGCTCTGCCGCGATAAGCGGCCACCGATGCTCGACGCATGGAAGTTTCCCCCTGAAAGGGTGAATTTTTATGTCTACAAATTCAGGTGGAGGATTAGGCTCCGTGCGGGTCTTTACCGCTCTCGGTGTCTCCCGATTAGGGGGAGAGTTGGGTGCTACGGGTGGAGCGGGAAACCCGAAGTTCGGCGGCTTCGGGTTTCCTTTGCAGCCTTACGCTAACGCATCTACGGCACGTCTGAAAATAGGATCGCGAATGCGGTCGTTATATTCAGCACGAGACATCCGTTCAATCTCCGCTCTTGTGACAATCGGCGTCGGCTTCCTCGGCGCTGGTTTGCTCGCAGAGGCATCCGATGATCTCAAGCCGGAGGAGAAGCTACGCGGACGAGGGTTGGGCGGTGGTGCCGCAACAGCGGCGACTCTCATCGGTAGATGTTGAGCTTCGGCCTCCGGCTCGACATCACCCGATGGCAACTGGATCGGTTCCTCCGGCCAGAGCACCAGCTTTCCCTCATCCAAAAGTCGGTTGTAAATAATCGCGATATTGTTGCGGGTGAGGTCGTAACCCGCCGCTTCCAACGCTGCAAAAATCTTCTGTTGGTTTTCCTGTACCGGATAGTATTCGGGGTAATCCTCTACGAACGCTTCGGCCTCTTTCCGGTAGTATTCATCGGCCTCTTTTTGGTCGAACGCGGCGACTCTTTTCCCCAATGTTTCCGGGGTCGCCCCCTGCGATGCAGTCACGATCTCGGTCACGGCCTCAACAATCTTGCCCGGATCGGTGATGTCGGCAGAGAGCCGCATCCGTTCTGCCGGTGTGATCTCGCGTGGTTTGGCGTTCATGGGGATGCGTCCGATGTCAGGCTTCGCCAACCTTGCGAGTTGCCGGTTCGCCTGCACCTGAGCCTCCGCAACCTGATCGGTAATCTCTTCAATCGTCTTCGCTTTGAAGGTTGAGACTCTATGCCCTTGACTATTTTCGATGACGAGGATGAGATCGCCATTCTCATCCGGTTGCTTGTCGTTTAACCATCGCTGTTTCATCTTGGTATCTCCGGTTGTTAAATGCCGTAGCCTTCCTCGACCGTTGGGATATACGGATGAGTGGGATTGATGATGTTCTCCCTCTCTAGTTCTTCCTCTGTCATCTCGGGGATACTTACGGGTTGTTCAACACTCGCCATGTAGGAGACCGCGATTTGGTGCAGTTTTTCTTGAAAATGGGTAAAGATCATCCATGCCGCTTTGCTCATCTTGTGGTTGGCCAGCACCTCGCGTTCGTTCTCTGCGGGTGTGTTGATGAGTACGGTTTCGATCTCAATGCAGCACTGTTCGATTACGTCTAAAACGTCGGGGTAGGTTTCACTGTTGCACAGCACAAAGAGGTTTCGCACCTGAGCCGGTTGCAGCTTCGCGGTAACGCCAAACCGCCGCTCTGTGCGAACCTCGCTCATGCCCAAACCTCCTCGGGTTTGAGGATGAGTTTGCCCTGAGCTTTGAGGTTTTCGTAGGCGATGTGAAGGTTCTCGCGGCTTGGCGCTGCACGGCGCGACCGGCAATCCGCAATCATGGCATCGGCGTTGGCTTGGTGGTGGTAATACTCCGGGTGCGCTACGACGAAAGCGAGAGCCTCATTCGCCCAATGTTCGCGATCTATTTTGTCGGTCATGCCGTAACCTCCGCTGGTAGAGTTTTCAAGTCTGCCGCGTTCATCGGGCGCGGGGCTTTGAGCATATAGCCGAGACTGAGGCAGTGTTCGCCCATGGGGGTGATGCGGACGAAGTAGATACCGGGGCCACCCATCTCCGTCTTCGATAAATCCTCGACGAGGCCACGCTCTAACAAGGGTTTGAATAGTTGATCGATGGTATACGGCTCCTCTGCATCCATCAGCCCACGCCAGCCAATCATGCCGTACTTATCGTTTTTTTTCTGCTCGACGAGCCTTTGTAGTAACCGTGTGTGACGCGGGATGATCGGCATAAACATATCCATTGTGGACATTACATTCCACCTCCGGGGCCATAATACTGACTGGATTGGATATTGTGCTCGTCAGCGGTACGTTGTGCGAAGCTCAAGGCGCGTTCCATGGGCGAGGCCACCAGCGTTTTCCCTTGGGTCTTAACGCTCTCGGCGGCGATGCGGCCTTGAATCTTCATATCCTCAAGCTGCAAATCATTCTGGTGCTTTTGCTGTAGTTGTTGCGACTGGGCCTGTGCCTGAATCGCCTGCGGATTGTTCTGCGCCATGGTCTGTTTTTCTTCGTCCGTCATGGGTACTACGAGGTCGCGTTGGTTCTTCCATTCGCTTACGTCCATAACCATGTTCGCCAGTTCGAGGACGTTCACCTTCCACCCGATCTGTCCCATCTGGCCAACGAGGGCCTGATTACCAAACACCTCTAGCAGGAAGGGAAGAGCCTGCGCCATGCGCGAGCGAGCGGCGAGCCGCGTCCCGGCCAGCGTATCGAACTTGATCTCGGCGTTAAGAAAATCATGGAAGTCCACCATCAGCGCCTCAGTCAGATGATTGCCAAGCATCCCGCGAATCTCGGCGACCGTCATCCGTTGCCGGACGTTGTACCAGATGAAGTTTAGGAACGGGATGAGGACGCCATCGATGATGCGTTCGACGGGCGCTTGGAGCCGACCTTGCGCGGCGGCTTGGAGCATTCCCGCGCCTGTGCCGGAACGCCCTACACTGCTCCCTTTGGGGGGGAGTGAGCCTTGAACCGCAGCCTGATCGGCTCCGGTAGTAGCATCAGCCGTCATGTTGGAAACTTGCAAGGCTCGCCATGCATCGGGGGGTACTTGCGGCTGAGGCACCAGCATGACGGCCTTGGTCGCGTCGTTGCCGTCCACCAGCCTGATACCGCCAAGACGCCTGCGATGTTCCTGCGTGGGAACGTTGGCACCCCGCGCAATAATCGTCTCCGGCTGGACGGCAAAAGCGATGATGTCTAGGGCCGCGTTCGTGATTGATTGGTCGATCCTTTGGTCGTTTCCTGCTATGCGGCCAACCCCCATCCCTAGGGGTGCATTTTCGATATTCCAGAAATTTGCACTGACATAGGGAATGCATCCCATCTTGTGTTTGCCGTTGCGGATAACGACCTTCTGTTGCAGTACCGTGCGCACCTCTTTTTCGCTCCACCATTCGAGTACCTGTAGCGGCATCTCTAGTGGATCGGCGGTGGTGTCCACGTCTCCCGGCTCGGCGTGGAAGACGGCGGAGTTGCTGCCGCTCATAATGCGCGTGGCTTGGCTGATACTGTCTGTCTGCTCAACATCGTCCATGAAGATTGCGCGTAGCGTGTCGTCATCGGGGATGTCATAGTCGGGATTCTGGCGTAGCCTTACGAGGTCTTCGTGGTTGACGTAATACTCCTGTACCACCCAACCGGCCTTCCACATCTGGTTTGGTGACTTCCATTTGGGGTTGGGGTAGACGGTGCCAAGCTCGCATTTTTCAAAGGTCGGACGCTTGCGCGTGATCTCTTCGGTGACTTCGTTGAACTCATCGGACTCCTTGGTGAAGACGAGAACCGGAGCGCCACCCAACGGCATATCAATTTTGATCGGTGCGCTCTTGCGCTCGTAGTGCGTGACCTGTTCTGTGTACTCCTCCCACCCCATCTTAAAAATCACGGTGCCTTGGTTGCACATACCCTCTATGCCGTAGCTCATCTCGGGCTTGAAATCACAGAGGTCCAACAGAAGCGCAACCAACTCCTTCCACGCTCGCGCTGAGTTTTGGTGAACGTTGGGCCGGGGGCGAATCTCAAACGGGGTCGTATCCGAAAAAACAGCCCCGGTCATGGCCGGGGCTAAGGAGTTTACCTGTTTGGCAACGTTGAACCTTGATACGTTCGCTCGGGTTATGTTGGTGCCTTCAAACGTAGCCTGCGACCGGGGAGATTGATAAAGGGTGTCGGACTCGCGCCAGTGCAGCACCCACATGCGGTCTGTGAGCCATTGGGATGCTCTCTGGTAGTCCTGTACGACGATGGAGAGTACGGCGGGGTCGGTATATTTGGGGTCAGGGGCAAACCCGGACGTTTGGGTGACGTCTTGCGAGTAGACCGGTGAACTCCAAACCCCGTCTGCAATAAGTGGTGAAGTACCCATTTAACGCACCCCTCCGCCGATAAACTCTCGGAGGGTTCGGGCGGGATTAGGCCGCCAACGGCCTCGCACACCATAAGCACCCTTGCCGTAAAGGGCTGCTGTTGCCAAGAAACTACCACTTATTTCAATGGGATTACAAATCTACTTCGCCATTCCTTCGCTTAAATCTTCTGTATGCTGAAAACCGGAGGGTTTCCCTATGTGCTTGCCGCTTCAACCTTTCAAGATCGAGAAGGAGTGGAAACATGCCGGTTTGACCTGCACCGTTGTGCAGGCGCGGGAGACATCACACCGTTGCGGATACGTTCGGGTTCCGTCAACACACCCGTTCTACGGGAAAGACTACGACGAGCTTGGTGACTTCGATGCTGAGGTCCATGGCGGTCTGACCTTCGCCGAGTTGGAACCCTGCACCGACCACGAAGACGGGCAAGGCTGGTGGTTCGGTTTCGACTTCGCGCACCTCGGCGATGAGATGCTTGACCCAAACCCGGACTATGATTCTTTATCCGAAGAGGCTCAAAAGATGTTGCTTACGATGCGACGTATTCGCGTCGAAAGCCACCTCACGGTTTACGGGCGCTTTCCCGGTCGCAGCGAGGATCATTTCTGGACGCAACCGGAGGTAGAGCGCGAGTGCGAGAATTTCGCCGAACAGCTTGCCGCCGTCACTGGCGAGCCGGGAGTGTTGGACCCGAATCATATCTCTCCTCGCGAACGCGCCCGTCAGGTGATGAGCGAACTAAAAGGTACGGGCTTGATCGATGCCGACTGAATTGGAAATATCCGGCGAGGATCGTTGGCGGGTAGTTGCTGAACTACTCAACCAACTCGACGGCTGTCGCAGCTTCGTGATGGAGCTTATGAACGAGACGGGACCGCTGCCGCTCGCCACTTATACGCAACAGATTCGCGCTGTCACTCACGCAATCAATCGAGCGCACAGCATTGCTCTCAACCACACCAACCAAGCTACGATCCAGATGCGTCGGCCTACTTCGGGTAGCTCTTGATCTTGCTTCGTTTGTTCGGCTGGACGCCATGAG